TTATGGCAGACGGAGCAGGCGTAGAAACTGCACTTTCAGTTACTGGTCTTTCTTATACTAGATCTAGTGCAGACGCAGGCCAAACAATTTATGCAAAGATTACAGCTGTTGGTGCATATGGTGGTAATTCAGCACCAGTACAAACCAACTCAATGGGAAAAAGAAAATTAACATTTGCGGCAACTGGTGGATTTCAAACTTGGACTGTACCATCCGGTGTTTATTCCATAGATTTAAAAATGTGGGGCGCCAGTGATAGACATGGTGAACGAGCATGGGGCGGATTTTCTAAAGGTACATTAGCAGTTAATCCCGGTGATGAATTCATGGTTATAGTAGGTATGAATTCGGTAGCATTTGGAGGAGTAACCCACTCAGGTGATGGATACCATGCAGGTGGACTGTCGGGTCTATTTTCAGGACATGCTAGTGTAACATATTCGTCAGGTACTGATCAAGCTCGAGCTATTATGATAGCAGGCGGTGGTGGCGGAAGTTCCTCTGTATGGCCAAATGGTGGTTGTGGTGGTGATGGTGGAGGAGAAACTGGTTGGTATGGTTTTGGCACTCACGCTAATGGTGGTAGTTGCGGAGATTATCCATCTACTAACTGGAACTGGACCAATGTATGCTATGGTTCACAAACAGGTGGTAGCGGTAACGTTATGCAAGGTGGCAACCCAAGTCATTGCTCATGGTGGTATGGCGGCGGCGGCGGAGGCTATTTTGGTGGTTGTGGCGGAACATGTTCAGGTAGTTGTCATCAATGTGGTGGCGGAGGCGGTTCAGGTTATATAGGTAATACTGTACATCCACAACCTAGTCTTTCTAACGCATTTACATACAGAGGAAGTGACATAGAACCATTTACTGATTCAGATCATATCACAGGTGTAGCGCAACGACAAGAAGGCGGTCTAGGTGACGGCCTCGTAATAATGTATTTTTAATAGGAGAATATAATGCCATTAGCAGGAACAGAACTTCGAATTTGGGAATTAGATCAAAAATATGGTGCTCTCAAAGAACGACTTGAAAGAATGAATATTTTTTGGTCAGCTCGACCTACTTCATGGAACGATGTTAGAACTAATCGTAATGCATTATTAGCAGAAAGTGATTGGACACAATTAGCAGATGCCCAAGCTTCTCTTACAGAAGAACAAAAACAAGAATGGAATACTTATAGACAAGCACTCCGTGATATACCAGCAACATATGCAGATATAGAACATGTTGCATTAATTACTTGGCCAGCAGATCCTACAGTAGCAAGTGGACCAGATTCGGGCGGAACACCTCCCCCAGGTGAAGGACCAGCAGACGGTAGTACAGGTCAAAGCGAACCTATATAAGTTTTAAATCATGCCAACATATCGAGTATCCGAATTACGAGATTGTCGTGCCGAATATAAACTAGATTTAGGTATAGATATAAATGCCCCTTCTCATTGGGGTAATTATGAAGAAGCACACAATCCTACACAACAACAATTAATAGAAGCTCATAAAGCAGGCCGGGTTGCTCCTGATAGTTATTTTGTAAAACAAGCAGAAGATCAGGCAATAGGTCAGTTAGAAGAAGAAATACAAACCAAACTATCAAAATCTGATAGTAAATCTATGTTTGCTAAAATGAAACAACTTCGTGAATTACGTATGCCTATTTGTAAAGCATGTGAAAATTATAGACCTTTACTTAAACAATGTAAACTTTGTCAATGTATAATGCCAGTTAAAACATCGTTTGATTTTTTTCATTGCCCTATAGACAAGTGGTAAGTTACTTTACTAATTCTTTAGCAAAATTACGCATAATAATAGAATCTTTTGAATTGTCGTATATAGTACGAATTTTATCACAATATCCTCTATTTAATAAAATATATTTTGCACCATAGTGTAAAGGTTTAGGTACACAATCTAAACTACACCAGCAGTATCCGCCAGTTTCTTCGTTTAATTTTGGATGGAATTCAGTAGGAACAGTAGCAACATACGTATGATATATAAAAGTATCATCCTTACTTGTAAAAGTATGTAACGGATATATTTTACCAATCATTGGTATAAATCCAATTTCTTCGTCTATTTCCCGTAGCAATGCATCAATAGGTTTTTCGCCTTCTTCAGATTTGCCGCCCCAAAACGACCAAGTTTTAGGATGATTACTTGTTGTTGATCTCAATTGTAAACAAATATTTCCGGTTGTATTACTAAGAAAAAAGCATCCACTTGCATGAATCATAAATAAACTCTCCAAAAACCGCCTCTATAAATTCCTTCATATGAATCGATCCATTCTGCACCAGTCCATTCAAATTGTTTACTTGTAGTATTATTAACAACATATTGTGTTGTGCTTGTAGCACTAGAATCAAAAGATACAACCCAAGCACTACCATTAAATTCGATAATATCATTTGTATTACCTGCCGCTGTACCCCATGCTCCGCCACCAGGTACATGATCTAATATTAAATATCTTTGTCCAGTTGCTGCCGCTGGTAAATTAGTACCAGGTCCACTTGTTGTTGGATCTATTATAGCATTAACAGGACTTAATGTACTACCTGGAAGTGTATCTGTATCTAAAGTAATAGTTAATTTATTAATTATTGTAGGATGAAATTCTATAGTACCAATAACATCATTTAATACATTACTAGGATCTGCATCTCGTTTAAATCTTATTTGTGATATACCCGGGCGGGTGAGTCCAAAATCATCTAAATAACTTTTCCAAGATAATATATCTCCTGCATCATTTGTTTCTGCGCCAGTTGGATATAATAATGTAGCTTCATTATTTAAAAATTTAACCTGGTTATTTGTATGTGTAGTAATAACATATTGTGTAGGTGCGCCTGGTACTAAATTTCCATCTCTAAATGAATCTAATTCTGCATCAGACATTTCTTGTAATTTAGATATAATTGTATGTATAATAGTTTGTCTATGAACTTTTGCGGGAGGATTAAGCCATATAGGTGTTAAAAATTGCACTGTAGCAACATCTATTACATCATCTACACCTACAGGAACTTGTCTAATAGACCAATTTACATTTGTCATTTCTGTATATGTTAATGCAGACCAGTCAAATTCGTTATCACTTGTCATAATATTTACAGACGGATTAAACAAAACTAAAAGTTGTTCTATAATTTGTAATTTTTGATCTGTATTAGAAGACCACACATCAACATTAAATGTTAAGTTATATGGCACCGGCATATATCTTTCAATTGTATATGTATCTCCTACTTCCTCTTTATATGTACTAGTTGTATCGTCAAATGCTTTTTCATAAACTTCTACCTTTTCGACATGTTGAGGATATTGGCGCCTCTCCGGCGTAAATGCTAAATCTGTTATATATACTGATAACATAGGTACTACATTCATCATGTTTTCAGAATTTTGTTTCATAACATGTGACGCCATACGAGATGAGTCACCATATCTAACAGGTATTTTTTGAAACAAATCATTACCTGCATCATCTTTTCCCATCTTTACAGAAAATTCACTAAACAATCTTATAAATTGTAAAATGTATCTGCGTATTTGTTCATCATAAAAATATAGCATTATACGTCACTCTTTGGTTTAATAACTTTACTTAAAGGTTGTCTTTCGTTAAATTCTTCACTATCAATAATTGCTGTTTTTGCGTCATTTACAAAACTTTCTGCATTATATGTACGTTCGCTCCAAGTTTTTGTGCCTGGTACATTATCATATAACCTATGCCATTTTGTTCCACGTCTAACAAATAATCTATGTGGACTAAAATCATTTCTTACAAAATAGTCACCCTCATGTGCAGTTGCTGGAAATGCTATACCTTGAGGTATAGTTTCTCCCATGTATTCATCATATGTTGCAGGATCTGATGCTGATTCATAATTAAACAAATGTTCAGTTAACGGTACACCTGTTGGATTATCATCTTCGGCTGACTCTACAATTGCTTCGGAAATATCAAATTCTATAGGAGCAGTTGATAAATCAGCAGCTAACGAATCTGGATCAGCCGCAGGTGAACCATCTGGTCCCGCTTCACTAAATCCAATAATATCTTTGTATTCTTGACTATCGGTTACTGGTGCAGCTTTAACACGCCAAATATGTGGAAACCATGTTTGTGAAAAACCTTCCGCTCCACGTGATGCATCTTGTACAACGTAAAATTTATTAATTGCATCCGCATTTGGATCTAATAATAAGTCGTCTCTTAAATGAGGTAATTCAAATACATCACCTGGCATTAACTTACGACCAAGTTTTTCTACCATATCATTAATATGGAAGTTTATAAAAAGAACATCATTGCTTAAAAATAAGCCAAATTGTGTTAGATCAAAATCATTATCACCTACATTATATACACCACGAAGTTCGTAAATGTCTTGATCATATTTACGATCTCTGGTTTCTAAAAATAGCAAATCTTGTATATCTATTTCTGTAGACCCACCACTAGCCGTATAGTTTGGTTTAGATGGATCATTTGTAGCACCTTGTTCCTCTGGTCCTAGGTACTTATGTACCAAAAAGGCTGTACCACCTATAAGGAACTGCTCGCGAATAGAATTGTCTATAAAATTAAAATCATTAGACTTATGTTCTCGCCACAATGATAGTCTTGGCATATTGTTTTACCTCTTATACATATTTATCTTGACAAATATTTAAAAATTTATTATTATAGTACTATATAATATATTATGATGATATATAGTAATTATGAGTCCTAAAGTGCTTGGAATTAAAATTCCGAAGAAAAAGCGGAAAACAAGTAAGTCTCAACACCTTGCTTATACCGGCGAAGAACCGGATTGGGAGGTGTTTATGCAAACTAATCCCGATAAAGAAGCAATACATCGCGAACGAACTAGGAGTTATGATTGGTATAATTATTATCATAAAAGTAGTTCATTATTTCGTGACGTAGAAAAATGGATGAAGGATAACAGTTATACAAAGGAAGATATTAAAGCATGGAAAGCAGCTGAGGCATGGCGTACTTCAATGACTGTGGCATCTTCTTGTAAATTACTTAATAATGGCATGCCGGATATTATATTACAACCTTATAATGAAGAAGTAGAACCTAAACCTGTAAGTGATTATATAAAAAAATCACTTAAAGAAGTAATAGAAATAGGTTTTAAACGTTTAGAAGAAAAAACAGAAGAAGTAACAAACTCTAAGGAGAAGGTAGTAGTGTCTATTCAAGAAAGAATGAGGGAAATATCTGCTTTTATGATAGAAGATATAGAATCCTGCGTCGATACATTTCATGATGATATGATAAAATTTAACTTAAAAGAATTCGAGCCTATTACAATATTGCGTCAAAAAGATGCAAAAGCAAATCATGCAAGAATAATAAAAACTTGGTATCAATCAGATGGTGCTGATTATGAATATCTCGTACATCCTAACAAAAATAAAAATAATGATCAAGATCAATTAGATGAAGCATATGGACATTTATCAAAAGTAGAAAAAAAGAAGGCAAATGACTTTTATAAAAAAATAGTAAGTGCATGTGATATTGTTATTAACGAACAAAAAGTTAGACGTAAGCCTCGCGCCGTTAAAGCAAAGCGAGCAGAAGATGTAATTAAAAATCTTAAATTTCAAATGAGTGATGTTTCTTACGGAATAACATCTGTTCCTCCTGTAGAAATAGTTGGTTCTGTTTTAACTGTAATTTTTAATACAAAAACACGTAAGATAGGATTATATATTGCAGAAGATTCTAGTGGATTATCGGTTAAAGGAACAACAATATATGGCTATAATGAAGAAATATCTGTACAAAAGACTTTACGTAAACCAAAAGATCAGTTAAAATTATTTAATGTTGCTAAAACA